AAAGCCCAGGTTGCGAACCTCATGTTTCATTTCCTCGAACGCCGCAGCATGCCCAGCGGTCCTACCTGCCTCAATCGCGTTGGCGAACCAAGAGAGGACCTGAGCCTGAAGTGCAGCACTTGCTGGCCAGAGATTGATGTTCTTGGTGAACTCCTCGGCCCACTTCTGACCATCGGTCCCAAGATAGGCCAGGAACTCGCCGGCGGATAGGTCAGTGTGATCGTTGAAATTGTCCGGCATGGTGTGGAGACTCCTCATCAGTCGGGATAGCGCACGTCCCCGATGTGCTCGGTTTGCCATTTCTTGAGTACCCCCAGGAACTCAACGATGTTGGACTGAAAGTCGGGGTCGTCCGGCCCGTAGTCCTCGAGAGTCTTCAGGTACATTTTGAGTACCATTGGACTGAAGATGTCCCGCGCCCGGAATACGAAGAACGGTTCACCATGGATCAAGCAGTCCGCTACGATCTTCTCGCCCTTGCTCCGGTTCGGGTTGAGCATGGTGTCGAACTTGGTCGTAACGAATCGCTCGAGATCGTTCGCCAGATCCTTGAGTACTTGCTTGTCGATGATCTGGTCGTCACTTTGAGGCAGAACCCCAGCAGCCGCGCCGATGCTGTATCGGATGGCTTCTTCGAGACTCAACCAAGAATCCGAAGGCCGAGTCTCAGGCTCATGCTTGTCGTTCACGGCGTTGCTCCACTTCTGAGGCGGTGAACAGGCCATCGCCATCGGTTTGCGATCGTTTCTCGCTGCAGTACGAGAACTCAGTACCTTCCACCTGAGCCTCGCAACTGACATACTCGTCGTCCAGCGCCCTTCCACACCAGCCGCACTTCGTCGACTTACCATCGTAGCCGGCGTCTGCCCGTTGGTAGTTGATCTTCAGTTTGTTCTGGTGGCGATCGATCAGCTCCGTCGCACTCAAGCCGACCGAGAAGCAGAGGTTCATGAAGAACTGGAAGGTATCGACGAGTTCGGATTTCACCCCCTCGACGTTGATGTGCCGAGAGGTAGCCCAAGGCTTCCATCCGATCTCCTGGAGCATCTCCGAGAGTTCGTGCTCGAGGGCAGTTTTCATGTAGACGATGTAGTCGATCAGTTCCTGAGGCTCGACGATGTCCTCGGGGTGAGCGTTGATGTGTCGCTGGAAGTCAGCTTGCCGACCGAAGACGTCGTCGAGACGATTGTGGTGATTGAGGTTGGTCATCAGGACTTCACCCCCAGATCGGACGAAGACATGATGCGCAACAGCCGACTCCGGTTAGCCCGGCGCCACTGCTCGAAGAGCATGTCGACCCTGTTGTAGACCTCGTCGGCCGTGTAGTCGAACAGCACAGCCTGACCCCGTGCGACATCGCCGGCAGCGGCCGCAACGTAGGCGTTGTAGATGGATTCGGCGTAACCCCAGACGACCGTGTTATCCTGGTCATCTTCGAGATTGCTCTCCACGATGTGGTACGGCGGCAAGCAGTAGATGATGAACGCATGAATCCGAGTGAAGTCGATCATCCGAGCGGTGAGCCACCGCACATCATCGAAGCCCTCATGAGTCTTGCGGTTCATGCACGATGCGTAGATGGGCTCCGAGATCAGTCGGTGTCGATCGAAGATCATCCATTGCAGACCGGTCTTGAGGTTCTTCTCGGTCCAGAGCTTCAGATCCACCCCGGCCATCGGCTGAGTGTCCTTGGCGACCACTCGTTCGGCGATCGGAATCTCGTACTTCTCAGCCAGGTGCTGGACCAGTCTGGTCTTCCCTGCACCGTCAGGTCCTTCGACAATGATCACTGATGTCCTCCTCGATCAATCATGCCACCATCATATGCGCTGAAGAAATCGGGTCGCAACTACATTCGGGAATGGCGCAACTCTTCACTCCGCAAAATGCGCTCCGGAGCACGCATGACTTCCTTTGCTACTTCGCCATCCTCCTGTAGAATCTTGTACATCACTTCATCGTACGTACCTTCACCCAGCAAGTAGATGAACCTAGTACCATGAGGGTTCAGTGCGATTCGATCTTCGGACTGAGTAAAGTCAACGTAACTGCTCGTGAGTGAATACCAGATGAAGGTACCGGAACTACTAAGATCGATGCCCAACGATCCGGAAGAGGGCTGCATGATGAACGCAGCAGGTCCGTCGTAGGCTTGGAAATCTCGGCGTCTCTGGTCACGTTCCCACCTTTTAACTCCCCCTCGCAGCACGAAGGTTTTTGCCCTGAGCTTCTTGCAGAGCGCCTCAATCGCTTGGATGTCTGCGATGAATCGTGCTGCGATGACGACCTTCTCATCAGCCTCAAAGAAGTCATAGAGACGATCCTCGAGAACCCTCAATTTCTCATGGCCGATGCGAACTAGTCGCCCTTTCGGGTTACCCGGACTTGGTTCGGTCCTAGCGATACCGGAGGTAATTTGCTGAAGTCGAAGACTTTGGACCAGTTTGATCGAGGCCTCGGTATATTCACCGGTGTGAATCTTGGCAACCATATCTTCGGCCATTGCGTCGTAAGTTTCTGCAGACTCCTCGAGAGGGACATGAATGATCTCTGGGTCGAGTCTGGGAGGTAGGTCATAGCATTCCTCTCGAGTGATAGCGAAGGAGTCTCGGTGGATTAGATTCCTCAACAACTTGGTATTCTTGTTGGTGACCCACTGCTGCCACCCATTACGACTGATGAATACACAGAATGTACCCTTGAAGGTTTTGAAATCCATGGGCTCCCCAGCGACATGGAAGCGCATCGGATACAAAAACATCCACTGAGAGTAAATGTCAAAGACTCGTTTTTTCTTCGTCACCGCAGTACCGGTCATCAGCAACCGATAGTCAGCCACTGGACCAAGCATGTGGATAGATCGACTCTTGGCAGCCGACGGAGATTTGATGCGGTGACTCTCATCCAGGATGATTGCTTGAGGTTGCCACGCTTTGAGCTTCTTGCGGAGGGTGTATTTACCGCCACGTTTCCTCGATCGAAGCAGGCGATTGCCCTTGTCCCGACGAGGCTTACCTTCCTTGTCGTACATCACCGCCCCAGCAGTACTCAGCGCTTCGTAGTTCATCACCACGATGTCCAGCCGATCACGACCGTAAGCGGGAAGATCTTGTTTCTTGCGACCTCGTTTGTCCCAGATGATGAGGTTGTATTTCTCAACCGGACAATGCATGGCAAACTGTTCTTCCCACACACCCATCACCGAGACCGGGCAGAACACCAACACGCGATTGACCTTACCTGCCAAGTGCAGGATAGAGATCCAGTCAATGGCTACTTTAGTTTTACCTGTCCGAGGCTCCATAAGCAGAGCCCCGCCGTAGCCATTGTTGAGCAGGGTTTTCACTGCTGCAACCTGGTGGTGGAATGGCCGCGTCTTCCATCGGTACTTCAATGTCTGCCCCTTCTTCTTACCATACCAAGTCCTTCTTACTCCCCAAGGGCCAACCTCAGGCATGAAGATGTCCTCGGTCAGGGCCATGGCATCATCCTATCGCGCGAGAAAAACTCAAGTCAATGCTACACAGGAATGTTCTTGCCCGTACCAAATCCCTTGGGTAGACCTAGTACCTGGGTCAACCCCGGCCAAGCTACTGCGGCATGAGCCAGCAAGTGTAGCTGACCTAGTTCGCTTTTGGTGCGTGACCTACGGACACTGACCCGATGGTCTTCAACCAGGTGCAGTGCCAGTTCGTTGATGTTCACATCTCGAGCAGGACCCAGGACATGATTCTGGTTCAAACTGGTGTAGTGTTTCATGACTACCCCTTAAATTTACGCGCGCGTGAGCGTCGCTTCCGATTGGGATTGCGGGCGTTGTATTGCTTGATGACCAGCCGAGTTCGACGAATCGCCAAGATCGTCTTGTTGATCTTCTCTGCCCCGTGCATCTCATGAGCAGTCTGGTATGGTTCTCGAATGCTCAGGAACACATTCTGTAGGGTCTCCGGCACGCCAGGTTCGAGCAAATTCATCGGTCGCTGGTGTGGACCCAAAGGACGAGGCTTCATGCAGGCAGGACACATGAACACCCCATACTTCTTTCCCCTGATGGAAGTTTCCCAAGGTCCATCGCATTCACAGAACTGCGTGGGTTTGAACCAGAGGCCGATGACGCGAAGCCCTGTCACGCCATTGAGTTTCTCCATTAAGTTCAACGCACGGTCATTCTCATCCACTTCAACCAAGAGATACCGGGCCATTAAAACCTCCCCTTCATTCATTGGGTATGCCCATCATATCAGACCGCGCTCGCTAAAGGTAAGGCTGGAATCTATGATCTCGTTCCACCTTGACATTTGATCGCAGCCCAGATAAAGTTTACGCATCAGCTCGCCCCATCAACCGGGGCACACCCGATCAAGGAGCATCAACCATGGCAGCAGCCAAGAAGACAGCGAAGCGCGCCCCCAAGAAGAAGTCGGCCCCGGCCCCCGAGCCCGAGGTCGAGGACACCGAACTGGAGGACGACGAAGAGCTGGAGGAGATGGAGGCCGACGAGGTCGAGGAGTCGCCGAAGTCCAGCGCCCAGGAGGTCACCTTCGGGGTCGCCGATCTCTGCAAGTACCTCACCAGCAAGACCGGCAAGAAGGTCACGCCGCGGGAACTTCGGACCCTGATCCGGAAGATGGCTCGCGACAACTCGGGGCGGGTCAACCGGGAGATCAAGGCCGGCAACCGCTCGCGCTACGACTGGCCGGAGGGGCTGAAGGATCCCGAGGTCAAGGCGATCATCAAGGCGTTCAACGCCGGCGAGCTCGAGGCGGACAAGCAGGAGAAGCTGCAGGCGCTGAAGGACCGCAAGGCCAAGAAGACCGCCGAGAAGCCGACCAAGAAGACCAAGAAGCGCAAGCCGGAGCCGGAGCCGGAAGACGAGGACGACGAGGACGAAGACCTCGAGCTCGAGGACGAGGACTGATCACAGCACGCCGGCATGGAGGTCCCAGCACTCACCCTCCCGAGTCTGGGGCCTCCAGCCCTGTAAAGGAGAAACCGCAATGACACAGCACACCTTCCCCGATTTCCGGGGCAACGACAACCAGAACATCATCCCGCCGCAGCCCTACGAAGCACCACCACCCCCAATGTACACCCCGCCCCCGACCAAGAAGCACCGACGCTGGTTGACCATCCTCATCAGTTGCGCGATCGCTGCTCCCATCGGCTACGCCATCGGCGCCAGCGCGGATGACACCAAGGCCCCGACGGCAATCACCACACTGCCGAACGTTCAACCTTCCACACCCGACAAGGTGACGCCGGGCACCAAGAAGGTCGCTCCGAAGGCCAAGGTCTTCATGGCTCAAGACGGTGTCTACCTCGTGCCTGACAACGTCGAGCCGGGTACCTACCGCAACGGCGGCACTGACACCGACCTCTGCGGCTGGGCTCGTCTCAAGGGCACCTCGGGCGACGCGGAGGACATCATCACCGGGGGCTTCGGGCCCAACCAGGTCGTCACCATCAAGAAGACCGACAAGGCCTTCAAGGTCACGGGCTGCGGCCCCTGGGTTCTCGTCAAGTAACATCAGCTCTGGTGAAAGGGTAATGCCGTGAAGAGCTACAGTAAGTCCAGCAGTCCTGCCGCCCTCGAGCGACGCAATGGTGCGATCATCCGACAGTCCCTCAGGACACTCCGATCCGACGTCCAACAGCTGAAGGCGCTCGAGGAACGAGGTCACGGGCACTGCAAGGAGGCACAACGCCTTCGTAATCGGATCGACGGTCAGCGCGCTGAGAGGAAGACTCGCCGTGCCCGAACCCGTCGACCCTGAACTGCTCAGAGCTTCTCGTCGGCATGTGGCTCGTCGGAACCCTCATCTCGAGTGCGGTGCTGAGGTCGGTCACCTGGCGGTGAAGCTCGACGACGGTCACATGGAGTTCATCGTGCTGCACTGCACCAAGTCCAAGCTACACATCGACGAATGCGAGTTCGTGGGTGTGGAATTGGTCATCAGGCGCCGCCGGCGAGACGACGGCAGAAACTCCATCATCATCCCAAGGAGTTGACATGGCTAAAAAGAAGAAGCCCAAGAAGAAGAAGGGCCACGTCGTTCTGAGCTCTACCAGCGACGGTAACACCAAGGCCCGCAAGACCATCGTTCACGGCAAGGTCACGAGGGACGACAAGGGCAAGTCCTGATGGCTGAGCTTTACATCGTAGGACAGGCGCCAGCACGAACAGGCGACGGTAGACCTTTCACCGGCAACTCGGGAAAGACTCTGCTGAAGATGTTCGGCTGGCCCTCCTATGAATACATGACTGCCCGAGTAAATCTGCTCAATCTCCTGGACAAGAAACAGGAACCACTGCCAGGCGGTCGAGGAGATCGATTCGACTATGAGACTGCTAAGCGTGAAGCTCTCCGCTTACGTGCTCACTGGTTCATCTTTTACCCAGAGACTCACGTGATTTGCTGCGGAGTCAAGGTATTCAAATGTTTCACGGGGCAATCACCGCAGCAGCCATTTAAGGGTCTGGCCTTATATCATCGACGGTTCAATACAGTCGTTAAATGTTGGTATCTCCCACACCCAAGTGGTGCCAATCCTTGGTATAACGATCCGACGCTGGTCGAGCAAGCAAAGAAATTCCTCAAGACGCGTCTGCGCGATGCGGCAGCCTCGCCCATCTGATCATGCGCGATCGCCTATCCTGTCAATCCTAAAGCGCTTCCAAATCGCTATCATCGCATCTCATCATCATCGATCGAGCGCGATCGCGCGAGGCGATTCCCCGGGAACACACAACAGTGACCCCCCACTCACCTTGGGGGTCGTGAGCAGGGGGCCGTCTGTTGGATCAGCTCTCGTTGTTGTCCGAGCCCGATTCCTTGGTCGTGCCGGTCTCCACGTCCGAGGCCGGAGTCGAGTGACCCGGCATCGTCTGCAGATAGTCCGGATGTGCCGCGTCCGGGTTCGGCATCTGGATCGAGGCGTCTTCATCCTCGGCGGGACCGCCGCCAGGGATCACACCATCGTTCTCCTCTTCCTGAACGTCCGGCATGTCGTTGTCGCTGTTCATAGTTCACCTCCTTCTGGCGAGGTAGAAGCGGTGTAGGACCCGCCCTGAGGTGGAGCGGGGAGCACTTCCACTGGTGTGTTGGTGTCCTGAACGGCTGCCTTGCCGGCCACTGTAGTACCGGCCAGCGCGACGACCTCGTCAGGCATGCCCGGGCCCATCTTGTCACCGTCGAGCACGATGTTCTTCTGGGTCTCGATCGCCTTGACGATGTCAGCAGGGTTCGTCGTACCCAGCGAGGCGCCCGTGTTCGGGTTGATCGCGCCCGCCATGACGACCTTGACCAACGCGATGGCGATGGCCCAGAGCAGAGGCTCCCAGAACGACCAGTGACCCAGCACGTGGAAATCTCTGGTCGCGGAAAACGCCAGAGCGAGGAAGGCTCCACCGATGACCTGCACGGTGGTAGAACCCACTCGTTCTACGGCATCCTTCCAGAAGGCCTTGGTCCAGATCTTCATGAAGTACCTCCACTGGCGTTGGCTTCCGCCTCCGCGTTCGCTTCGGCGATGACCTGGTCATTCAGGCGCTGGAAGTCGTCGTCCAGCTGGGCCTGAACCGCGGCGGCGGTCGCTTCATCGACGGTGTCGAGTTTGTCGAAGATCGCCTTCGTCGAGGCAGAAACGACCTGACGGGTGAAGTTGTTGTTCGCAACCGCCATGAGCTGAGTGTAGTCCTTCAGCTCCTTCATCTGGGCATCAGAGATTGCCATGTCATCATCCTGATCGGTGGTGGGGGGAGGTGTAACAACGACAGATCCAGCGAGGATTTTCTGGGCGCGAGGGATCACGATGGCCTTCAGTTGATATTCCCGCTTACTGCCGGGGCAGACTTTGCCGTAGGCAGAAGACCAAAGTTCACCCCCAGAGACCACGTTGGGCTTACAACCCTGGCGATGGAACCCGATGCCGCGCCGACCAGGTCTGGTGTCAGGAATCAGGATGCACGGGACACCTGACGTGTGACACTTCCAAGTCGATGGGCAGTTAGCATGAGTGGACTTCTTGCAGTACCACACTGTGATGCCCACGAGCATGTCCAGCTGATCGCCGGTCCAATAGGGCACCTTCGATGCATCGTTCGTGTTCCACTTGCCGAAGACCCCGCCGTAGTCCGCGGTCTCGATCGAGGTCACGTGATGGTTGCCGTCCAGGTTCGCGTCCGCTTGACGCATAGCATCCTGCCACTGCTTGACGCCTTGCGCCTTGGATTCACCAACACCAAACGTCGACTCAGTGCCACCGTAGCCGTTCTGGTGGAACATCGACGAGGTGCCGGCAAGCGACCCGACCATCGTGTGGAAACAGAGGATGTCGTGAGCTTTCATCAGGGGTTCGGTTTGTGTACCGAGGGGGTCTCGTACAGCACCTGGATACCAGAGTCCCATGCTGGCCCTCCTTTCTACTTCTTGGGTTCTACGTCGGTTGACCGACGGTTCTTCGAAACCTCAGGACGAGGCTTGAGTTCCGGTAGGGGCGGCTTCGGAGGTAGGGCACCAGGGCCTAAACCCGGTGTCGTGATGATTGTCCACTCAAGAGTACCGGCCCAGCTCCGGTAGTAATCCGCGAGGTCAGCATTACGATCGGCCCTACTAGCCTCTCGCTCAGCAAACTTCTCCAGATTTTGAATGGCTCTGGCTTCCTGGGCTGCCGTACCGTTTCTCCAAAGATCAACGCCTTTGAAGACCACCCAAACAAAGCCCGCAGCCCCCGGAGCCAGGACTACAGTTAGCCATGTTGGGAGATTATTCATTCTGTGCCTCGTGTTTGGCCATCTTCTTACTCGCCTTCGCCAACCGATTGAGTGCTACGAATCGGTGAGTTAATACTGGGAGGAAAGCAGTGATGATCAAACTAAAGGCAATTCGAGATGTAGTACCCCCACCAACGACGAGGAGTACCGCCAAGCCCCCGAGGGCACTCATCTGTAGAGGCAATCCATACCACTCGATACGCCAGCGATCCCTAGCTACACCCCAGAGGGAGGTCAGAGTACCGCACAGGATGAATGCACTCCACACCCAGCGAACTGAGCCGGCCCCGTGCAGTTGGCGAGTGGGGTCCGTCATGAAGATAACCCCAGCCGCTGCTAGAAAACCATAGAAAGCGCCGCGGTAAGGCCGCCCCTTCTCATTGGCTTCTAGCACTCGATGTACCTCCTTCTTCATCCGGAAACGAACCATCATCCGCTGCGAAGTTACGAGTGACATCAAACTCCCTCATAGCTCCCCCTTTGGTTAGAGGTGCCAAAGAGCGGACGCGAAGGGAACAGCCGGTCCGAAGCAGTTCGCAAACTGGCTGGGCACGCTGTGTCCTCCGCCAATGGCAAAACTTCCATGTGCCGGGTCCCAAGCCGTGTAGGCCTTGAGAACCTTGGTGCGAAGCCACGAAGTGTACTCATCGCGCTTCGCAGTAGAACCACCCGTGATCAAGTTGTTGTCCGGGTAGGTGTTCGGGTACCAGGCACAGTACTCACTGAGCCGGTTACCGTACTGGCTTGACGTGTAGCTCCAGTACAGCTTGCTGACGAAAAATGCCGCGTTCGTCAGGAGCGGCGCCAGAATCGGGTCGCCACCGGTGTACGTGAATCGAGGCGAGGCAGTGGAACCCATGTAGACCGGGTTGCCCTTGAGTCGACGCAGAGCAATGCCGCAGGCCCGGTGATCACAGTGAGCATCACTCGGCGACATCGTGAAGTGAAGACTGTTGGGGTACTGTTCGATGTAGCGCCGCATGATCTCATCACAAGCCGCGATGCCTTCCTCAGTCGGAGTCGCCGTAGAAGAACCAGAGCCAGAAGCTCCCCAGTTCGTGCCGAGACCCTCATCGTGGGTGATGACCGCGCCCATGTCCCCTGCGACAATGGGAGGAACCATGCCCATGGCCCCCACTGCGGACATACCTTCGTGAAGCCGCGCCAGACCCAGTTCATCGACCGTCGGTACTGTGTACTGCTCTTGAACTGGGTTGTGCTTGTAGTTGTGATCTGCCCAGGAACAGACAGGTTGGACACCGTCTGCATAGTGCGTGGGGTCAGGATCCAACCGGAGGGAAGCCGGGGTCACCGGCCCCCTGGACATGAAGACGAAGTGTCCTTCATAGCCCGATGCAAGGTAATGCATCAGAGGCCACATGGACAGCGTCTCGTCGTCCGGGTGTGGAACGTAACAGATAAACCTCTTCATCGTTGGATCCCCGATCATTTTAGGTTGGTAGCTCCTGGGGAAGCGTAGGGACCGCCGGGGCACTTCAAAGCGCCCATGACATGCGGCGCATGATCTTCAAGCTCCCCGCAGTGCTTTTCGGTGTCGGGAGCGCCTCTCCTGTGCGCTCGCCCCTCATAATTCACTTTCGGCATGGTGCCCCTAGTATGCTCGACGCTGGGCGGGTAGGTTCTTCTTGTTCGCCTTGGCGATCGCAGCAAACATCGACCAGGGTTCCGAGTCCAGGTCAAGGGATGACGAATGACTGCTACCGTCATAGTCGTTGTTGACGATGCGGCAAATGGTAGACCCATTCCGAGGACTGCTGTTCAAAGCATCTCGGTGCGGGTTGATGCCGACGATGTTCGCAATCGCTCCAACCTGGATTTCCCAAGGTTCTACTCGGCGGCCAGTGAACATATCAACCACCGTTCTGGAAACAGTGATCTTACCCCCATTAAGGGGGAACCGATGGTCGTTCAGCAGGACCGTGTTTGCCTGGATAGCGTTGTTCACATCGCTAGTGGTATCACTCAGGTCCTGGTAGATGCGACGAGAACGACCGATGGCGGTGAGCTCAGGGATCGACTGTGTCGTTACTACCTGCTTGATCAGACCCGTCGGGGCCTTGTACCTAGCAATGGCAGTATCAAACTGGTCAACATCCTGCGGACTTGCGGAGTATTCATCGATCCAGATATAGAATTGATAGCGGATCGACTCAGACCGCTCGACCCACTTGATGGAGTACTTGTTGTTCGTGGGGTTGGATGCACCGACCAAGTAGGTCATACCCTGCTCATAGTTCATCAGCTCATCGAATACCTGACGAGGTGTAACCCCATTCGGGTACGCAAGTTGCCGAATGCCATAAGCAGTTCCGTTGTCGATGACCGCATTAGCTCCGTCGAACGAAGAGCTCAGGAGTTCCGTGCCCAGCATGTCATGAACAACGTACTGAGCTTCAAGAGTGTCATTGTACGGCGGAACACTTCCAGGTTGATAAGCCCCGGTCTTATCCCTCAGTCGGCAAACCACTACTAGAGTCATGATCGAGGCCCAGACAATGTCAGCACCAGCACTACCGGTGTTTGACGAACCCGAGGTCCAGATCAACTGAAGGACTACCACATTGGCGCCTGCCGGCAGGGATCCACCGACTACCGCACCGGAACCCCCAGAACCACTGACACTCAAGATCTGCGATCGCACAACAGTAGACGGTGGGGTAGCAATCGATCGAACGAGCCAACCAGGCGACCCCGAGGTGTGACCACCATCCCAACTGTAGTTGAACCATCCCAGTTCCTGACCGGACTCACGAATGCGGAGGTAGATCGCCTCGATCCGAGAGTTGGTCTCAACATGCTGGTCACTGGGGAAAGCCAAGGTCATGGCATCGTTGCCGGAACCGCCCCGGTCGTCACCACTAGAAAGGTCAGTAGCAATGACCGAAGTCGCCGGGTTCTTGGTCCAACCGTCGTACAGGCGATCAATCCAGATCCGGGGGCCAGACCAGTCAGAAAGCCTTTCCACACCACCTTCAACGTCGACGGTCAGGCTGAAGCCATCGTCATCACTGCCTCGCCCGGGGTGAGAAATGTCACCCTCAAAGACCACGTCCCCATTGGCCTTGTTGTAGAAGTACACCCGAGAGTACGGCTTGATGATATCCGACCGCTCACCCAACCAGTAGGGTACCTTGAACGACGCCGAGATCATGCCGCCTGGGTCCCCGAACTTGCAGTCCGGCTCTTCCAACAGAAACCCGGTGATCAAACCATCGAAGCGGTCGTTTTTGACTCGGACCGCCATCGGGATGAGAGAGTTGATCCAAGCGCTCATGGGCGAATCGGCTCCCTAAACCTCGGCCAGTAGTAAGCCCTGAAGACAGTAGTATCACCCACCGCGTCAGTACTACCCAGAGGATCGATGTTCCTCAAGAAGTAAATGCGGTTTGTGACACCGGGGATAACCTCAGGGAAACCTCCACCCCCCGTGATCTGTGCCATGCTGGCGAAGTTGAACACCTCGTCCAGGGCAGTCGATGAGCCATAGACAGCTCCACCAGACTCGGTAGTTCCGTCAATTGCGTATGTCGAGTCCTGATTCGGGAACTTGACGATAAGTGTCTGGTCATCAGCAGGCACAAAGTACAAGTAGTCAATGTCCAGAGATCCAGTGCCAGCGACTCGTTGAGCGTACAAGCCCACCCAGCCCAGGACGGTCTTGGTCTGAACCTGAGAGTACCCAGCCACCATGGGGTCAGGTCCGATCGGCAGAGGCACCTTACCGAGGTCCAAGAAGAACGGTCCAGTGACGCCAGCGGGGCATCGCTGAACGTCATTGGAGATTTGGTTTACTACTCCAGTACCATACCGTAGTTGAACATCGATCGTGTCGCCGGCGACTGTTTTGCTGCACCGAGCATAGACCTTGTACTCACCGCGGTTGTCAACTCGAGCAACACCATCAGCCGGGAACTGATCAGACAGGCGGACAGTCATGCCGGCATTGGTGGTGAAAGTGACCCTCATGCCATTCTGCCCAGCACCCGAGAATGCTGCGTTATTGCTTGCCAGCAGAGCAGTATCCGTTGACGCCAGCATGACCTCGGCCTGAATCACCGTATTGAGGTTGCTCGGAGTCCCCCGTCGGCGAGTGGCAATGTGGCTCCACTTGTTGACCAACCCCGAGGGTGCCCCAGAAGCGCCGGTGTTCTGACTCACCAGCAGCAGAGGTGTGGGAACATCGCCCAGGACGCCGGTAATGTCGAAGTACGTGGGATTCGTACCGGCGGCTGGGTTGTTGCTGACCGTGAAGGGAGAACCGATGCATTCAACCCTGGGACCAAGGCCGAACGGTTCAGCAATGATCTTCAGGTCGATCGAGCTGGATGCCGTAAGCGCTCTACGGACCTTCATGGCATAACTAGGATTGCCGAAGGTCAGGAAATACAGCGGCGTATTGCCATACTGTACCTTGAGAATACCGTTCTTCGCCAGCTGGTTGCCCAGCTGAGTGATGGCGGTTTCCATAGCAGCTGCCGTGGAGGTCATGATGTGGATCGGCACCACGATGGTCCGGTTTGGTGCTTTCTCCCACACCAAGCGAGAACCGTGCGACAGTGCATTGTCCGACCAAGACTGGTCATAGTCTGGCGGGCTCAGGTCCACCCGCTGGATATCAACGTAGAAAGGTGCAGCATTGATATCCAGCAATACTCCCGGGGCTGCGGCGATCGAATCAACAAACTGCCAGGTCGTCATATTCAGTCCCTATTCGAGAATCCACCGCGCTTGGCCCTAGTGCTCAAGGCTACGTCAACCCTCTTACCATCGAGGTAAACCTTGAGACCCTTAGCAGCAAGCGCTGTAGCCAAACGATTCACGCTGTCATCATCCAGCGAAACAAGCTGAGCTTCGACATCGCTCTTCGACGGTAGTGTGTCAACCTCCCCAAACTTGAAGCCAGCCGCCTGCGCGGCACGAATTGTTTGAGCCTTGCGGTCAGCCAAGAAGCCCTTGTGGGCCTTGGGCACGTTCCGGCTCGCAGCCTGGATTTTCTTGACCGAATGGACAAGGAATCCGACCTCTTGCTGCATCGTGTCATGGATGGCGAACATCGCCTTCTCGATGAATGACGGCGAGTGAATACCAAGACCATCCTTGAAGCCGTTCCAGAGGCTGCCACCAATGGACTTCGCCTTGCTGAATGCCTCCTGACCCAAGTTGCCGAGGGCAGCAATAGCGCGCTTGAACGCCCCAGCAATAGCACTACCAAGACCACTCAGTGCACTAGCAACGGCTCCTGGCAGAGACTTAGCAATGCTTACAACCTTGGACTTAAGCTCATTCCAAGAAGCAATCGCGTTCTGCTTGATCCGGTTCCAAAGCGCCGTGATTTTACCCGGCAGGCTCTTGAGGAAATTAACTACCCCGTTAGCAACAGCCTTAGCCGCATTAACTACTGCGGACTTAAGGGTGTTCCAGGATGCGATGGCGTTGGACTTGATGCGGTTCCAGAGTGCAGTAAGCCTCGCCGGCAAGGAGTTCAGGAAACTCACTACACCATTGGCGATGGAGTTTGCAGTACTGACCAGGAAGTTCTTCGTAGCAATCCAGGCCGCACTTACCCCCGACCTAATAGCATTCCAGATCGCAACAATGCGACCAGGCAAAGCCGTGAAGAAGCCGATGATCCCGTTGACAATGGCGATCGCGGTGCGGAACAGGAACAACTGCCAGTCGAGCCATAGTCTAATCACGCGGCCGATCATGAAGCCGATGATGTATGCGACCCGCTCGGGGAGTGTGGAAAGGGTGCTTACGATCCCCGTTACCAGGTTGGTGATGAAGGTAAGGATCCTGCCAGGCAGTGCGGCAAAGAATCCAACAACGGCATTGAACCCAGTAACGATGCCATTGATGATCGAGGTCATGACACTGATGAAGAATGTCTTGACGATGGTCCAAGCCGCGATGATCAGGCTCTTCATGACATTGAAGCCGGCAACAATCCGATTCCAAATCATGACAAAGAAGTCGACAAAGGGCCCGGTGAAGAAGTGGATGACCGCCCAGAATGCTGTGACGATTGCGTTACCTACCGCGGTCACAATGTTCCGGAAGGTTTCAGACTTCTTCCATAGCAAGACGAACGCAGCACCCACTAGAAGGATAGCCGCAATGATCAACCCGATGGGACCAAGTGCTGCAAGCCACGTCGCAATGAAGCCTGTGCGGAGGGCTACAAGAGTGGCTCTTACGGCTACAAGAGCATCCTTCAGTAGCAGCATGTTGGCAGCAAACTTCAGAACAATGCCGATGCCCGTAGACAAGGCGCCCATGAGCAGAAGTGCCGCACCAGCTGCCGCAGTAATCTTGAAAATAAGATCTTGAGTCTTGGGTGACAGGTCCGTAAAAGCCTGGACCATGTTAGTAACACCCTGGACGATACCCCTCAAGAAGTTCTGGAAGGGTGCCCCGGCATTTAGGAACAGGACTTCAAGGTTACTCTTGAGTCGCTCAACGTCGCCGGAAAGGTTATCGAGGCGCTTGGCAGCAACATCCGCCGCCGTCGTCTTCGATACTTCCTTGTTCATCTCGGCGAAGCCCTTGGCACCTTCACGGGCCAGGATGTTCGCTGCGGCAAGGGCGCGGTTGTTGAAGATGGTCTTGAACGCCGCGAGACGCTGTGCCTCGGTCAAGCCCTTAGTCTTGTCCTGCAGAATCTGGAAGATCTCCGCAAGCGGCTTAGCCTTACCCTGAGCATCGAAGAACTGGTTAGCTCCGTCCTTCGTGATGATGCCTAGTTCCTTCAGAAGCTTGGAGGCTTTCTTCGAAGTACCAGTCAGCGAGACCAGGATCTGTCGAAGAGAAGTACCAGCAGTAGAACCTCGAATGCCCGCCTTACCAAGCAACGACAGGGCATCGATAACATCCTCGATCGGCAGCGAGATTGAAGCCGCTACACCACCGACATACTTTAGAGATACACCTAGGTCATCGATATCGACGATGGACGCATTTGCCGCACCAGCGAGTAGGTCTGCAACGTGCGTCGCATCTTCAGCACCGAGCTTGAACGTCTGAATTGCTGCCGTGATGATCTTGGCAGCATCTGCTAGAGGAATATCACCAGCAGCGCCAAGGTGAGCGACAGCCTCTCCCACACCATCGATGATCTGCTCAGCAGAAACACCGGCCTTACCGAGCTCCACAAAGGACTCAGCAATTTGGCCGGTGGAGAAGATAGTGTCCTTACCAAGTTCAATTGCCTTAGCTCGGACAGCCTCCATCTGCTCAGCAGTAGAGTTACTGACCGCGCCGAAGAAGTCTAGCTGTCGCTCAAAGTCCGCAGCGGCCTTGATGCCCTTGACAAAGCCTGCAACGATAAGAAGCCCTGCAGCTCCCATCGCCGCGCCGGCTGCGAGGAATACTGTACTAGCACTTCGCAGAGCAAGAAGGGTAGCGATGTTGGCGGCACGCACAGCAGCGTAAGCAGCAATTGCCTGCTTGACGTCGATCCGGATTTGACCAGTGATAGTGCCGAGCGTGCCAGCCAACGTCCTACCTCCCTCACATCATAAGCGCTGGGTCAGCGAATTGTCGGGCTTCTGTCGCACCCGATTGGATTCCGTACTGCCGCAATACTCTCATGCGAGCCGCCTTGATGGCAGACTCTCGGGTTTTACCCTTACGAGCTCTGACCCGTTCTTCAGCTTGCTCGAGTTCGCTCTCGATGAAGGTGCCGAAGAAACCTACCGCTTGATCCAGGCAGTAGCCGACGTAGTCGTCTTCTACCCGGAGGAGATCACTTGGCCGCGTCCCCCACATTCTGCAGTCCTGAAAGAGAACCCAGCACGTCGCGGGATTCTTTACGAAACTGCTCGACATCAGTGGTGCCCCCGGTAGACCACTGCCAGAGGAACATCTTGTCTTCCTCGTTGATGTCGTCGATGTAGAGCAGATCCGGATCTCGCTCTTCAGGCGAGTCTGGTACGGGGTGGATTTCGGGTTCCACCACCATCATCAACACTGCGGAGTCGATCATCTGGAACATCTCATCGACCTTCAGATCCGCGCTGAAGAGTTCCTCGGCCTTGGGCTCACTGCCCTTCTGCACCGAGTCCATGATGAGGCTCATCAGACCATTGGGCACCATGCCGGCATGCGCCATGCCCATGATCCCAGGGTTCTTCACCCGAACGACATTGCCCGACGGCAAGGTCAGTACTGCCCCGGACTTCTTCCAGTTGCTGGCCGACGTCGGAATCGTGGGTTCGGGTTGCTTACGATCCTGCGGTTTGCCGACCGTACCCTTGTCCACGACGCGGGGGTGGGTAGTGGCTTTGCGGGGTTTGGTAGTCATGTTTTCGGTCCTCCTGGGGATCCGTTGTGTACTGGCTGGCTAGGAGATCGCGACAGCGGTCTCGTTGTGAACGAAGTCGTACAGCTTGTTGGTGACGGCCGATCCGTACCCCTTGCCGGCGCACTGGGTCAGGAAGAAGCCGCCGTTGGAGAACTCACCTTCGAGGTCCCCGTCAGCCTTGCACCGGTACAGGATGCAGTGAACATCCCCGCCGGAGTCCGAGATCGCCTGACCCTCAGGCTGGAAGTACGGCCGCGTGTCGGTGCGCAGCTTCGTGAAGGTCCGCTTCGCGTTCGGTGTGACGCCGGTGAGGACGTTCGCACCACCTGCGATGACCTTGTAGGCGAGCAGCGAGATACCGCCGCCCTCGAGTTCCCACTCACAGACCGGGCCGGCGCCATGTGACGCGATCGTGACGTCGTCGCCCTGCAGTTCCTCGAAGTCCTCGGTCTCCTTGAACGACAGGGTCCGTGACGCCGGCAGGTCCACCGCCGTGCCAGGCGTTTCACCCAGCGCGTCGAGAGGTTTCAGTTGAATGTCCCGAATTCCGAACGGAAGAGCGAGATCCGGAAGAGCCATGTGACTTACCTTTCTTCTGGATTGGATCTTTGAACCGCTTCGTACCCACCAACTGCCCCGTCGTCACATCAAAGGTGTGGAGGACGACGACCCCTTTCTTGGCTCCGCAGGTGCTGCGATGACATTTCACCTCGAGCAGGAAGTTATCCATGCGTCCGTGCATGGTCCCTCCGCAGCGAAGTTCAATCATTGCGTCCTCCTGGGGATCGATTAGGGATTACGGGATTGCGATGATGAGTGCACTTGCATTCAGCAAGTCTACTTGCTCCCGGGGCTCTTCCAGGCCTCAATGGGAAACGCTTTTGATCGATTGCGCGATGATCAGGCGCTCGGTGAGGTGTTCGCCGGACCCCCAGTTCCCGTACTCGAGGAAGTGCTCGCAGTACCGCTGGTGCCAGTTGTGCCCGTTCCGGTGGTGCCAGTGGTGGTCTGAGGCGTACCGCCGGCCTCAGCCGTTTCATCCGCCTGAGCCGCGAGATCCGCTTCCTCGGCCGCCGCGCGCTCCAGATGCAGATCCTCGGTGGACTCATCGCCAGCCGCCTCATCCTCTGCGACGGGCTCCTCACCCTTCTCGGTCCACTCGGCACCGACCGCCTTGAAGATGCCCTTGCGGTTCTGGCCGGCGCGCTCCTGGTCGAGGATGTACTTCCGCTTGTCCTCACTGGCTGAAGCGAGCACCTCACTGACCTCAGCCACCGAGTGATCACTCGGGTTGTACGGGGCGAAACCGAGTTCGGCCTCGATCGAGGCGATCTCCGCCTCCATCTCCTCCGGAGTGGCTTCACGGATCTTGTCCACCCGGCCGAGCAGGGCTTCGGCCACCTTGTCATCGACGGTCACCGACCGCCCCTGCTTGAACGTCAGGGTGGCTTCGGCGTTTTCCACACCGAGCCGATCGAGGTCACTCGGGGACAGCTCGCGGATGTCGTCGCCCCCAACGTAAACGAGGTTCTTCATGGTTCTCCTCACCCGCTCCTGATGAGCTGGAGTCGTACGTAACGGTAGATGGTACCCAAAGCCTGGTCATCCAAGTCACGACTGGTTTCCAGGTAGCGGGTAGTGATGATGGAGTCCGGTTCTGAGTTGGCTTGGTTAAGGCCGTGGATCAGTGCTGTCTCTATCCGATCGATGCGGCTGTAGTCGGCCGGCCCGTCATGGATGTAAATCGCCAAGAACTGGCGACTCACCTCCGGTATTTCCTCAGACAGGTTCTCGGATGTACGGTTACCGAAGTTGAACACTAGGAAAGGCTTCCTAACGTTCGCGTTCACCATGGACTCACCTTGGTACATATCTTCAGCTTCAACAAGCTCAAGTAGTGCTGGGATACTACCGAGCTTGGTCATCAACCAGGTGCGTTGGCCTTCGCTCATATCACCCTCCGAATAGACCCTTAGCAACGGCCTCGTGTACGCGGTGACCGTACTTCTCAAGGGTGGGCATGATGATGGCAAAACGACCGCTTTGTATGGTTTCCAACCATTGACCGTAGTCAACACCGTGGGCGAGAGTGATGACAATCTCTCCACCCTCCATGCTGGCTTCGGCCTCCAGACCATCCCGGGCTTCCCCAGTGCGGTCATCCCAGGGGGCATTGAACTGCGCGTCGCTCTCGATCTCTGAGGCAAGTGACTCTGCAACAGCGAGAGCCTCATCCTCCTCAAGCCCCCCAGCAAGCAAACTGCTAAGGGAATCGCCGAGGATGAAGAATCCACCGGCCGGCATCAGGATGCTCGCAGTTCCAGCAAAGCAGTGACCCGGTCAGCAAACTGTCGTTCTGCAGTGTCGGGTGTGATTCGCTTGACCTTATAGCGATCCCCGTTAAGCTCGAACTCATCGTCAGCCTGGATATCGGCGTCCCAGTAGCCGATCATGGTCCAACCCTGGTACGGGATAGAACCTTCCTGGTTGTTCACCTCAGGTTGTGAGGGCCGGCGCTTGTCCGGGATGAGCCTAAAGCGCTGAGGACCGATTTGCTCAGGCTGACCCTCGATCCAAGAACCGGCCCCGGTCTTTTGCTTTGTAGGCCGCTCGAGGATGATGTCTCGGTAGTCAGCCTTGATGAACTCCCTCATGTTTCTCCGAAGAACACCAAGTCCAACGCGTTCCATCAGGTTCCCCTAACGATGCGACCAATCCTCGTCCGACCCTCGGTAGGTCCAGTTCGGGTGCCGGAGTACAGTTTGATCATGTCCTTGGCGTGCTCGTACAGCTGGGACATCTTGCGAGAGGCGTTCCCCTCAGTGATGTCTACGAGGTCAGCATACTTCGCTGCCTTGATTCGCCACCCACCGAGTGCGGCACGCTCAACATCGCCATCCGCCTCAGCCAACAGATCATCGATCTGGTCATCGCTGACCAGATAATCGTCAGCATCGGTATCGTTCAGGAGGCCACGCAAGCGCTCCGCATCGGTGAGTGCCACGACTTACTCCTCAGGATCCTGGTCGTCGGCGTTCTTGGCCTCTTCGATCTGCTTGGCGTCATCCGCCTCGAGCGCTGCGACCAGATCCTTCTTGGTCTTGATGGAGCCCTTGTCGAACTCCCGACCGGCCGCTTCCCGGCGCTCCAGCTCTTCCTTCAGACCACCAGGTCCGTTGACCTTCATGGCCATGTACTGCGACTCACGGAAGTCGACAGCCTCGTCCTCTTCCGCAGCGCGGCCCCAGGCATCGCGCAGATCGGGTTCCTGACCCGGTTCGGCGAAGTTGAAGACCTTGCTCTCCTGAACCTGAGCCTCCGGCTCGGGGTTCGCTTGAGTCATATCAACACCCTCTCATCTTCGGTGTGGAAAGCCGGCCCTGGAGGCCCCGAACACCCCCAGGACCGGCCGTCTACTAGGTCGCCGCGACGTACGCAGCCGGCGGAGTGTAGGCGCCCGCCTGGTTGACGTTCAGGATCACACCCGCACCCCGCTGCCGAACGCCGGTGCCGAACCCGCGCTGGTAGAAGGAGTCGATCAGCGGGTAGTCCGAGCGCTGACCCGGAATCGCCTTGAGACCGCGCATCTGCGCGTTCTTGTGCTGCCGGAAGCCGACGGGGTTGTTGATGTTCATCACGCCACCCGATGCCAGGCCGATCAGGTAGTTCGCTGGCACCATGTCCTCGCGCACAACGTGCCACGGGCCGTAGGTACCGATCTCTTCACGAATAGTGCCGTCAGGTCGCGCGATGATTCCACCGTTGGCCGGCAGGAAGACCCCGCCGCCGTAGTTGGCGCTCGGGATGAAGTCGAACGAAGCACCCGTCGCCACCTTGAACGTAGTGATGACGTTGGCTTCCTGCTCGTTCACCAGGAGCACCAGAGTCGCCCCATCCTGCACACCGTGGCCATGGTGAGCCAGGTGCGTCGCCATCGTGCTCAGCGAAGCCGAGGTCACCGCAGTGGTGAGCGTCAGGAAGTGCGTGTGAGAACCCAGGTGCGTGTACGACTTCCAGGGCGGCGGCACTTCGCCGTCGGCGTTCCAGAGCTTGTACACGTTCACCGGGATGTTGCCATCTGCCACACCCGCGAGGTTCGTCGGGTTGAACAGCGTCCGCAGGACCTCGGTGAAGATCAGGCGGTTGTCGGCCTCGAGAGCCATGTTGTGGTGGTTGTCCAGGTCCTGCCGAGTCGCCTCGGCCAGGAACATCCAGGTGTACCGGAAAGCCAGGTCCCACCACTCGAAGGTGTAGCCACGGTGCCTGCGCTGCGCCCCGCGGTAGCCGACCGGCTGGCCGTACTCCGACGCCTTCTCGAACTGAGCGTACGCAGGAATGCCGACCGTGTCGACTTCGTTGGTGACCTGGAACATGATCCGGGCCAAGAGGTTGTCCCGCCAGTTGTTCTGCAGGCGAAGCGTCTCCTGGATGTCCCGCCACATCTCGTTGAAGTCGGTTCCGTCGACGGCCGCGGTAAGCAGGTCGGCCCGCTCGTTGAAGCCGCTGTCGTAACCGGTGATCAACAGGTCCATCATGCGTTCGGCGAACCCGCGGGTCGAAACCTCACGGCGGAACGCCGCCGGCAGAAGAAGCTTCGGCCGGTCGTGAATCTGAAGCAGACTCATTGAACTGTTCCTCTCTTCCTAGGCCACGCCGGCCGTCGGAGCCATCCCCATGCGGACCACGAGTCGAGTTGCCTCGACGGTGAATCCGACGCGGAAGTTGGCAGTGGCGGTGGTGCTCAGGGCACCGGCAGGGGTCGTGTAGACCTCCTGACCAGCGACGAGGCCGGGAACGTCCACGATCTCGCCGGAGGTCATGATGTCCACCGTCTGTCCGGCCTTACCACCGACCGGAACGGAGGCATTCACGCCACCAGCGACCGAACCAAGGTTCGGGTAGAGAGGTACGTTCTTCAGCATGACGCCGACCGGACCAGACTGACCAGCGGTACCAACGACCACCTTGCCAGTCGTGTCCAGCGAGACGCCCTTCACACCCGACGAACCTTCGGCGTCGAAGGTCAGGTCGGCCGCGAGCCTCGCCCGGAACCCACCCGAAATCGGGTCGTACTTGTCATACCGGGGTGCGGTCATGACGCGTGTTCCTTCCTTGTAATCGGTTCTGTCAGGTGTGGAGACGCGTTAGCCCTGAGGGATCTTGTTCCTCAGTGCCGGGTAGCGTTCGGCGAACTCCTTGTTCTTGTCGCCGCCCTTACCACCGGGCTTGCCTCCGTTGAACGACCCTCCAGAGGGGCTACCATCACCTGCCGCGATGAGCCAGTGCGGCTTGGCCGTAGCAACCGCCTTGACAGCCTTCTCGACCGATGCTGCGTCGATCTCGATGTCAGAGGGGTCTTCGTCGTCCTGATCGATGTCGATGCCGGCAAAGTTGTTTCGCTGCAGTTGGGTGATCACGTCGTCGGGGTCACGGAACTTGGCCTTCCTAGCCGCTTCTGTGATTGCCCGCTCGAGTGCTGACTGCTTGAGCTTCTCACCAAGGTTCTTGACCTTGGCAGCTGCCTCATCCGCGGACTTCTTCGCCGCGGCAACTTCGCCCTCTTCGGCGGCCTTGAGATCGTCCTGGGCCTTCTTCAGCCGGCGATTCTCTCGCTCGGTCAGCTTCTGACCCTTCTGCATCTTCTTCCGGAGCTCCCGCTCCGTCTTCAGAGCTTTCTTCAGACCCTCAAGGTCGTCGGGAAGATCGTCATCTCCCGCATCGCCATCACCGTCTCCACCACCGGTGTCATCGTCCCCACCGGTGTCGTCCCCGTCGCCGTCAGAGCCGCCTTCACTTCCACCGTCACCGGATCCCCCAGTGTCAGTGTCGCCATCGTCGAAACCTCGGATGACGAGCTTGGACAGATCCTCGAGTTCCGAGAACTTAATACCCTTGATGCGCATCCCGCGCTCCCTACTGATTACGGGGCATCCCGCCCCTACTTGGCTTCGGTTCCGTTACTCTCGTTGGTACGGTTCCGATTGTTACTCCGGTTCGGCCCCGTTTGACGCGGAGCGTTCTGCCGGCCTCCCGCCGATGGTGGCGGCGGAGGAGGCTTGCTGCCGTTTGCTGCGGCCTCGGCATTGGCCTGGAGAGGCATGGGAGCGGAGAGGGCTTTGATGCGAGCCTCTTCCTCCTGCTCCTTAATGATCTCCTCTTCCATGTCGTCTGGGAACTTGTGACCGAGCTTCGCCATCTCCTGACGATAGTACTTCTTGGAGATGATGCTACGATCGATCATGTTGTTGAGCTCGTTGACCTTCTCAACATTGTTCCCAGGAAGCTTGTCCCCGATGCTAACATCGACCTCGAGATCCTCTTCAATGAAGTAGTTCTCGTAGGCCGCCATCCAGGCTTTCCAGTCATGCCACATCTGCTTCAGCCGAGCGAGACCCGCATTGTCACGTTCTTCAATCTTGGCCATAGTGGGCATGAACTTGATCGCCAGGGCGATGCCAGACTGGGCAGTTTGCACGTCGACTTGACCGAGAGCAACATCGGTAAGAGCCGACCCCTGGAAAAGCTTGCCTTCCATGTAGCCGATGTGGTCCATGAACGGCTTCAGCGTGCTAAGACCTTCCACACGCCTGAAGTAAGCGCCAGAAACCACTTCCATGACGCGAGCGGGTTGAATGACCCAGTCTACCTCTTTGCCGGAGTCATCGACAGGGCGACCACTGTCAGTCGCGTAGACACCGAGCCCTTCAAGCGCCAACGCGGTCTGCTCGTCAGTTGCAGCCTGGCTCACACCGACCAGAAGTCGAATGAAACCTCGAAGCTCCGAAGAGCCGAACAGCTGGCTCTCCCAGTCGATGTTCTTGAACCAGTAGACCGGGATGGTCGTGATGGGGTCTGGCAAAGGGCCTCGGGGGATCAGTTGCTTGATCTTCTTCGGCTGAGGGCCGTACCACTTCGGATCAAGCTCATACAGAGCCTGCTCGCGGAAGACCTTGCGAGTGTCACCCACACCCTCGTACTCATAGGTGAGTTTGTTGATGACTTGCTTGGTGGCATCGCGCTCGTCCGCGATGATCTGAACGAGGTGCACACGAATGAGTTTGTCCGGGTCGTCATCCTCGTAGATTGGAACGACAATGCCCGGATGAACTGAGTTGAGCGAAACCCGGCTGCCATCAGATTTAGCAGGGTCAGCAGTCATGTGGAAAACGAAGTCGCCTCGAGAAACACCCGAATGCTTGGCGACCTGGAACCGGTTGATGAACTCCTCACGGTCGAGGAACTTCGTCAGCCGAAGATTGAGTTCAGAATTCTTCTCAGGATCAGGGGCGGTGATCTGCAGGCCCTTGAGAAGGAAGTGCGAGGTGGTATCGACGATCGTGCGCGCGTTGGGAATATAGATCGGCTCTTCGCCGTCCAGTACCCTCAGCTTGAACTGGGTGTCATCGTTCCAGTATACCTCATCGTACTTGATGTACGACGCGACGCGCTCCCGAACATCTTCAGGGAACCAGTCAGGAGGCTGCCCCAGAAACGGCTTGATGCTTGCGTACGGGTCGAACCCCTCCTCGCCCGTGTTTGCCATCTCACCGCCTCCTTGATCCGTAGTTCACTGCGCCCGTTGCGCGAGATTTCATCTTGAGAGTACTTTGTCGTGCCTTGCGAGTGTCATCGAACTTCTCCATGTGACCCTTGTAGAACCGACCCAGGGCTTCTGGCCCATGGTTGTCCTTGTCCAGGGGCACTTCGCTGTCGCTCTTGACCTCGCTCTTATTCTCTGGCCACCGATAACCGGTGCGCATCTCCCAGCAGAGTTTGACGCAAGACCGATCGACAACCAACTCGGGGCGCTTCTCAGGGTGACCGTCAGGCAGGTGAGCCGGCCGCAGCTTTAGTGCCTTACGGATGAGTGCGTTCCGTGTCTTGATCTCGCCGCCAGTGTTTGCGCGGACCGTCTTACCCAACACCCGCTTGAGGACATTGTTGTCATCGGGCTCTGCCGGCGGCCCGTAGATCATCAGGAGCTTGCTCATGAGCGGGTGATCCTTGAACTCACGAGCGATTTCCTCAGTGTCCTTTAGCTGCCAACGGTGCTCACCGATGACGTACACGTTGTTGAACTCGTCAACCTGAATCCAAAGCCAGACCCAGTCATTTGTGTAGCCGTAGTCTACTGCAGCATACAAGGGCCACTTACGGTTGTAAGAAATGTCCACGATGTGGTCGTCATCGTCCCACTCCTTCATGACGCGGCCGACCTTGTCAACGAACTTGGCCTCGTACTGCCGCTCGAACTCATCCTCGGTCAGGTCATCCTCAGCTTCAAGGATTTCCGGGTCGTTACGACCACCGGGGAAAGCTACTGTGTTGGTCCAGGAAGGCATCCGGATAGACCACCAAGTGCGCTTCTTGGGATCTTGTCCTCGATGGAAGCTCTCATACAACAGGGAGTTCTCACCGTTACCCTCAGGAACCCCACTCATGAAGCTCCAGCCGCGCTTGTCCGACAATGCCGGCCGGACGTAGTCACCCCACATCCTCCGCTTGTGGCGACCGGCCTCAACCAGCAGCACAAAGTCGAGACCCTCACCCGTCAGCGTTTCAGGGTGCTTGGCGGATCTGCACTCGAGGTCAAAACCCCACCTCGTCTTGATGTGCATGTTGCCGTTCTCGACATTGTTCAAGAATTTGCTGCAGAGTGTGTCAATGCCCATCTTCTTGAACGAGTCATATACAACCCGAAACTCCTTCTCTGCGTCGGAGTACTCAGGGCCGATGATCCAACCTCGCGCAGGCTCACCCAGGAAGTTCTTGACGAAGGCCATAGCCTCTACTTCCTTGCCTCCAGCCAAGGTTTTGCCCCACCGTCGGCCATTCACCAACACTCTGTGCCTGATGTTGTTATAGTGAACTACCTGCTGCCCTTGGTGTGGAATGTACCCCGTTTGCGCGAAGTAGATGTCCTTTCGGAGGATCTTCCCCTGCGGAAGACCCCCCAGGTCAATGATGGTCATTCAAACAGCTCCGGGTGCTCGATTTCTACCTGAGCAAGCCCAGCGCCAGTCTGAAGCAGCCACTTGGGACGATCGCCTTCAACGGGTAGTAGCCCAAGCATCTGGCGATGGTCTTCGATCTCCTCAGTGTCTTCCATCTGTCCAGTGAGGTAGAATAGCCGCAGTTTCTCGCCATTGTCCAGAGCCTCAGGCTCCTTCGGCTGAACCGTGGCCATTGTCTCTTCCACACCACCGTACTCGCTGCCGCTCATCTGTCGTGCAGTGTAGTTCTGACCCATTACTACCTCCTTTCTAAGTTTGGTGCGGGAGCCCTCCTCAGCCCTCCCAGGGTATTGAAGGACCCCCGCCTGCCACCCCGGTCATCCCCTCACAGAAACCGGAATGGAAGTTCATCAGATGCCGCTGACCACCGCCACCTTGAAAGTAGCGCCCGGCGTCTGGTACGTGAGCGCGCAGAGGTTGTTGATCGACGAATCCGCGTACCGACCGTCGAGCGGGATGATCCGGATCTCGCCCGCCGCCACGGACTCGACGTTGTCCGGCTTGGCCGCCCCCGTAAGGTCATCGGTGCCAGGTACCGCCAGCGTGACCGTCAGGGCACCAGCAGAACTGTTCCAAGCGAGCAGGGACAACCCGGGACCGCATTGAACCTGGTCGCCGACTGCCGAGTTCTGGAACGGGATGGCCTGACCGCGAACACCCCTAGCAAGCGTAGGTAGAACTGCCATGTCTCCTCCATCAGAATAGCGTTGTCTGGGCCTCGTGGGTGCTCGGGTCGATGCTGACGACTAGGAAGGTGAAGTCGCCGACTTTGTGGTCCAAGTCGCCCTTAGAAGGTCCGACGCTGCCACTGGGGTGAGTATGCCAGAGAACTATAGAATCCCTAGCCGCTTGATCGACATTGTCTAGCCAGTCGATGAGCTCCATGATGATGTCCTTGCCGTGCAACTCATAGGAGTCTCTAGGACGCATGGATCGATTGGGCAGCTCAATGACCTGTCGATTGTGACTTCTAAACCTGAAGATATCTCCAGGAGGCGGCAGGAGCACGCCGCATGCTTCATTCGGTCGACGCTCAAGGCCAATCCGAACCATCTCAGCTATTAGCTGGGGGCTCAGACTGAAGGACATCGGGCGGACTGCTAACCGGCTTGACTCCGAGGACTCCGATGGTGAGCTCACGTTCTGTCACCTCCAGTTCCTCAGGCATGATGATCCCCTTCTTGAGCAAGGTCTGCCGCAGGACCAGGTCGGGGGCCGGCGTGATGATCAGAGTAGGGGCTTGTTGATCCCTCTTCTTCTTGGGCGGCTCAGGAATCACCTGGTTCTGTCCAGGCGGCGTGAACGGATGCTTGAACGGATGGTCATCCTCACTTCGACCGCAGGTAATGCACTTGACGGGCTCTTGGGCCTCATTCACCCCAACTCACCACTTCCGCGTCCTCGAAATCGTCTTCCACACTGCCTTCGATCACTTCGCCGCGATGGCCGATGTGCGCAGGGCGATAACCCTCAAGTTCTCGAGGCATTTCGACCTCAGAAGGGTTAACCATTGCTACACCCAGAATCGACTGCAGTTTGATGGAAATGTCTGTAGTAGTCGGTTGAACCGCCTTGCCGAGAACATGCTCAACCATCCACTTGGCGACATCAGCCTTAGTGCTGGCCGGAACTACCGGCTTACCCTTGGCATCCGTCTCATCATTCGTCAGAATCCCCGTCAACACCACTAGAGCATCGACGGTGCTGCCGTTCATGCTGGCGCGAACCATCGACTTGAAGTTCTCCATAGCCTGCTCATGGAGTTCTCGAGTGATGTACGCCGGTTTGCGGCCACGGAAGGACCCATCGGCCGCTCGGGGGCGACCATGAGCGAGTTCTTCCATGTCCCAATCTTCAATGGGCTTCCAGAGGGCATCCATGTCGACCACTGAGACTCGCTTGCCCTTTTTCAGAGCACGACGCGCGCGGGCACGGATCCGCTTAGGAGTCATGACGAGGCCATCCTCGTTTTCATCCCTGTCATCGATCAATCCCCGGTGGCCGCGCTCCTCCTGCTGACGAGCAGCTGCGGCAAAATCGATGACGTGCGGTGTTGCCGGGTAGTAAATGCCAGCTTCCATGTCGCCCGCGCCAGTGTCGTAATCCGAGGCTTCTGGGACCCTCTTCTGACCCAGCTTGTTGCGCGACATGGCCTCAGCAAGTGCTGTTTTGCGTTTAGCCATGTCCTACCTTTCTCAGTTGTCGTCGATATCGCTGTACCAGGGAGTGATCATCGGCGGCCTTTCCGGCGGCGACGGGAACGCCCCGCTTTGTTCAGCGCGATCGCCACCGCTTGTTTCTGAGGTCTCCCGCTCTTCCTCAGTTCCCTGATGTTGCTCGAGATCGTTTTCCTGGACTTGCCCTTCTTCAGCGGCATTGTCAGTCATCCCAATCCACCTGCTCATCCCCGTCGTCGCGTCGTTCTATGAACAACCAATCGGGCAGCGGAACCATGTCCACTGTCTTACCAGCCATCGAGTGAGTGCAGTCACTAAGGAATTGCCACTGGCCGTTCCTTATGTAGCTGTGGCACTTGGGCATCGTCCTAGTTTCAGACTGCAGAATTGAGGGGTCGAACGTTGGGTGCTCGAGATTACCGTCCCATTCCCAGTAAGGTCCGTCAGGAGCCCCCGGCAATTCCCCGTTTAGCCCCGCCACCGGTATAGCCACAGCATGCTCACAAGCGGGACACCACATCCAACAAGTGCGCCATTTGTGGTGAGGAGCACCATGCCGATAGGTGTTGCGCACGATCATCACCGGGTTAGTCATCGTTCCTCCCAGCAAGGGCGAACGTCAGGCCAGTAGACCGTGACATCAGCGTCCAGAGCGAACATCAGACGATCTGACCACCGGTCATCATCCATCAGACTACCCTAAACCGGCCCACGAGCAGCAGGACGTTCTCGTTGTTCAGGCTCCACCGCGCCCAGAGCTTGAAAAAGCCCACCTCAGTCGAATCATGGGATTTGCCGGCAATCAGAGAGTATCGGCCGATGGTTTCGACCGTGTCTCGGATACTCCAGTCAACCTCGGGGATAGTTCGACCATCAGTGACCTCGTCATCGGTGAAAGCCAGTTCTACAATGTCCTGCACGAGTGTCAGGTCGTTTTTACGGAGGTCAGTGATCAACCCCTCCACCGTCTCCTGTGTGCCCACGTTAAGGGTTCTCATCAAGCACCTCCGTTCTCCACCGATTGAGGACCCCTCGTTGCCACCGGACGGGTACCCCATTGCTGCGATTGTCTATTCCGGTCCGCCACCGCTCAAGAACCTGACCACTCAGGACATAGTGCTGAGTAGGAATTTCACTCTGCACGTCCCAAACGATAGTAAGCTCTTGGCCGGCCAGTGTGGAGATATGCCAAGTCAATGTCAGGTCGTCGCCGGCAACCCCCCGCACATCCCATGAAATAGCTAAAGGGTCACCGACGATCGACCTAACATCCCAGAGCAACTCAAGGGTGTCGTTCAGCATCGCTCTGATATCCCAAGTAATAGCTAGGCTATCACCCAGGAGTGCTCGTGTATCCCACACCACCGACAGGTTTTTGCCGGTTGGCCCCGTGATGTTCCATAGTAAAGCCAGGTCTTTATTAACCAGCAAGACTATAGACTGAACATCCCATGATAGGGCCAAGCTTTGTCCGGCCAGCGACCGAGCATCCCACAGCAGGGAAATCGTGTCGCCCAAAACGACCCGAACGTCCCACGATAGGACCAGCACATCCCCGATCGCCGACCGGACGTCCCAGGTGACCAGCAGGGTATCACCCAGAACAGCCCTGAGATCCCAGAGTAGGACAGCATCGCGGCCTGCCACCCCTCTGATGTCCCAGAGCGCTTGTAGAACATCGCCGATGACCGCCCGGGCATCCCAGGATAAGGCCAGCGGATCACCAATAGTCGCCCGGATATCCCAGAGCAAGGTCAGTTCTTTAGCCACCGAGACAACAGATGACTCAATGTCCCAAGATAGGGCTAGGTCATCAGAGATGATCGACCTAATATCCCATGATAGGTCTAATGTATCGCCCAGGGCAGCGTGAATGTCCCAAAGTAGGGCCACCTGATCATTCACTAGTGCGCGAATATCCCAGACGCTCACGAGATCATCAGAGACCGCTGCGCGCACGTCCCATGATAAAATGAGCGCATCGCCGAGCGCGGCCTTAATGTCCCACGATGTGTCTAGTGAGTCACCAACAACAGCCCTAATGTCCCAGGATAGCACTAGGTCATCGCTGACTATGCCCCGGATATCCCAGCTTAGGGCTAGCGTATCGCCAAGCGCCGCGCGCACATCCCAGCTAAGTGCTAGCGACTGACCAACTGTTGTTGTGCCTCCAGCAGCCAGCTTGACCTCAACACCTACCGCGCCCCACCAGTCAGACCCGCCAACAGCAGAGACGCTAGCGCTAGTAGTGCTATCAGCAACCGCGAAGTTACCAGCACCGCCGGAGGTGTTAAGGTTCACCAGCGCCCGCTGATTACCACCAGCAGACGCATACGCCGAACCACAAGCAAAAAAACCAACTATCCGAGTGCCGACGTTCGCAGTAGCCGTGCCAGTTGAAGATGTGCCGGAGTTACCAAAAGCTGTGACGCTAGCAGGCACTGACCCGTCATGGCCAATGTATGAAACACTAGCACCCTCCATGTCTCCACCGTTAGGTACAGTGACAGAGACCGTGTGAGCGCCGACGTCAGGATTTTTGAGGTAATACACATCGACATAGCCAGAGGTCTGGTTATTAGTAGCTACTGTGGCCAACCGGGTCATAGCAACCCCGTTAAATGTCACAGTAGCGCTCTGAGTGGCCAGCGGTCCTGACCAAGCAAAGCCAACCAGTAGCAGGTTTGCTGTAGCGCCCACCGTGTGCGACCAGCTAAGTACTGTGACCGAGGCTGCCTTTTGACCAGCTGACGAAGGGCCAACGCTGTCAAAGTCCGCCGACGGAGGCGGTATGACAATTTCTCTTACTGCTAGCGCCGTAATGGCCCGGTCATCGCTAGTAGCCTGTGTGCACCCAACTAAACGAGCTCCTTGGCCCGCTGTAGTCTCTCTGACCGCCGTCCACCCATAAGCACCAGCATCGTTGCTAAATAAAAGTGTGGAGTTCGCTCCAGCGGGCGCCGGCGTTGCACCGCCGTAATACACCCCGGAGTACCGCATCGAGTCAACGCCCGTGCTGCCGTCGTCCACACTCTGCTGCGCGATCGCCCCATCGTTTTGAACTACCACCACGCCAGCGGTCTCAGTGTCCGCCCCAGCCGTCTGAGTAGAGCAAACCGCCCAGACGGTTGTGCTAGAGCTAGTTCTGTTAACCACTACCGTTTGAGCGCCCGTGGGTATGCCAGCCCCCAGGAAATACGCCGTCACGAAACCCGGCTCAGTGGCCGTGTCAGCAGCGTACGACGCTGAGATATTAGGGACATCAACTCCGCCATATGTGACCGAAGTCACGGGATTAGCAAAGCTGACGCCGCCAAAAATAAGGATCAGTACGCCTCGCGGCGTCCCTGTCGGAGTATGCGTCCAGTTGAACGATGTCTGGTTGACAGAAAAAGAGCCTGAAGCGTGTGAGCGCGAAACTGCGTCATGAGCGACAGACATAGTAGTCCGGCTTCAACTTAAAGCGGCGGGGCGGCCACTGACCCGGTGCTGGGGGGTCACGGCAAGGCACGGGGGTAACCTCACCGGATCACACCGGGCCAGTGGGCTTGTCCGCTGCTAGGCTGCCGTATCGCCTTCGCAGCGGATGGTCACGCCATCGGCATTGACAGCCGCAGTGTTCGCCGCGGTCCGCCGAATCCAAATCGCCTGGACCGAGCCAGCCGGGATGTTCCCGATGCTGAGCCCAGTGGCCTTGGATGTGGGGGAGCTGAATGTCTGAGACGCCGGCGCGGTGTTCTCATCAGCGACCGTCTTGGCTTGTGCCGAAGCACTACCTTTGGCCGTCACGCCGGTCGTGTCCACACTGATCGCCGCAGCAGCACCGCCTGCCGTTTCAGCGCTGAGCCAGACCACGACATTCTCCCAAGTGAGAGTTGCATGGTTGTTGTGCACGAAGATGCAGCGGTATTCAGCCTCAGAAGCAGCGTTCTCAGGGCCCGTGATCACGTCGAAAAGAGCGTGAAGAGTAGCGTCAGGGACCTGAGTGGTCGAGATCTGATCACCCAACGACCCCGCTGCCGTTCCAGCGGTCGTATCGCCGGCGGCAGCAGAGACTGAGAACTTGTACAGGATGTCGCTCGCGGTGATAGCCACTGGATAACCTCCTTCGGAGCGAACATGAGGAATAGCGATGATGACATACTATGACGACTCATTCGGAGCTGTCAAGGACGGCCACGCCCTGAGGGCCCGCTGACTCGCGGGCGCATGACCGATGGCTGGAATGAAAGTCATCGGGTGCCGAAGCGGATTGATGACCGCTCAGTCAGTTGTGTCAGGGATGATTTCAATCTCGGCGATGCCGGCATGTTCGATGCACGTCTCGCAGTTCTCGATGTCGCACTCGCTGCCGATCTCGTCACGGTACTGCTTCATGGTGAGTTTTCTCATGCTAGACACTCCTCCGAAGGATGGTGGATAGCTTCATACCTACATCATATCAGACCTCGCGATGAGTCCATACATTGTACCGTAGTACACACTTTTTCGAGACAGCTCTAGAATCAGCACGTGGAACGGTCCGTCACGCTCCGTCACTTCTCCCTACGCGCAGTTACCCCGGGGGGTTGGCACTATGGTGCCTGGGCAAGCGATTGCCCATGCGCGCAAATCATGGCACCAACGCGCCGAGGGAAAACGCTTGCCACTATTGCATTCGCGCGATTCGCGCGATAGTATTGAGGCATCAACGAAATAAAAAATAAAAAACCGAAACTTGATAACTCAAAAGCGACGAGCAGGTCAAACACGGTATCAATTGCGCATAGGGCGCATTGAACAATTATGGAATGAGGGAATATCATGACCGAAATGACCACGAAGGCATTCGCCCAGGCGATCGGGACCGACCCGAAGTCCCTGCGCAAGTACCTCCGGGACACCACCCCGCGCGATGAGCACCCCGGAAAGGGAGGGCGCTGGGTCCTGCCGGGAACCAAGTCCGCGATCAACGCGCATCGCAAGTCCTTCGCGAAGTGGCAGAAGGACCAGGCGGACGCCCAGGCGGAGCGCGCTGCCAAGGCAGCGATCGAGGCGCAGTCCGCTCTCGAAGCGCTCGAGGGATCCGACGAGGACCCCACCGAGACCCCCGAGTCCTGATCCATCGCCTGCAGGGACCCCCCCGATCCTGAGGGGGTCCCTTCGGAGGGAGAAAAAATGACTCTGACCATCTCGAAAAGGATCGGAAAAGTCCTGATCCTAGTCCTGGCGGGATTCGCGATCCTCATCCTCGGGGTCGCAATCGGATCCTATCCAGAGAATGGGGACACTCCGAAGATCCTTCAGTGCCCGATCCCGACCGAAGACTCATGCCACATGGACCACATCGGGAAGGGGAGATGGATCCTGATCCAGGACCACCCCTGACAAAAAGGACCCCCCTCTCTGAGGGGGGACTCCTTGTGTGTCCACATCCACGCCGTAACTAAGTTACCAACCTGGAACATCCTATGTAACTTTTTTACATAGCTCGGATGGTTACTTTGTTACAATGTCCACGTTCCAGTGGTAACTATGTTACCAATCCGTCCACGACGGAAAGCGCTTGCTGAGCGCGGGAGCACCCGCAATGCTAGCATTGAGCGAAAGCGCGCAAATCGCCCCCTACCCCCTTGGGTGCTCGTAGCAAGCGCTTGCCGCTCACGGGTACGAGCAAAAGCGATTTTTGGGAAAGCGCTTGCCACGGAAAGCGGTTGCCGGTAAGTTACTTACGAGTAACGACGGTGTTTTGGAAACTTCTTTTCAGACACTCTGTCACGGAAGATTTTGGGGTCCAAACTCTGGCAGCTCCTTTCCAAAAGTTCCCGTTGCCTCCATAAGACTATACACCACTGCACCTCAGGCGTGTCATTTCCACACCCGAGGCGCAGTGATCAGTTCACTCTCACGGCGTCAGTCAGAGAGCGTGCCCTCGGTAGTAGACCGCGTGAACCCCAAGGTAGAACCTCATGCGTCCGACTGCACGGTCGAACCCTTCCTTCACGGGGCATGCTCCCAAGTTGGATCGTTCCATGCCCTTGATCCGTTCGGGATTTCTCCGCATGGCGAAGACGAAGTGTGAGTCTTCGAGTGGTCCGTCGATGTCAACTGCGGTCCCGCAGTCGCAGGTTGCCTGGGTGTGCTGTTCTGGGTGCGGATCGGTCCAGTAAGGGTTCTCGGTTGCGGCCGGCATGTCGGGTCCGATGGTGATTTTCTGGTCGGTCATTTCTCTTCTCCTTCGTTTCAAAGAACGGTCAGTCTTGTGAGAGTACTCCTTGGAGCCCTATCCCTGGGCCCTGTTCTCCTCAGAGCCTTGTTTCATCCCTCAGTTGTCGGTTGAGTCGTTGAATCCGTCCCTGATGAGAGCGATCAAGAACCTGTACTCTTCGTCTCCCAGGTCCTTGACCCTCTCGTCGCCCTCTTCGAGAATCAGGAGGAACTGATCCATCAGGTCGCTCGCAAGTTCCAGCAGGTTATCGACCTCGTCCTTCCCAAAGCGTTCGATCCCCTCGCGGATGATTTCCGCGTCGACGTTCGGTTCGTCGTATGAACAGCGATCATTCTCGTCGTGCTCGCAGTCCGGGATGTTCTCGATCTCCTCAGCGGGAGAACCCTCCCAGTCAGGGTCGCGATACCCAGGCGGAAACTGCTCGGTCATTTCGTCGCCTCCTTCGGCACTACCATCAGGTCGCTCAGCGGGCAGTTGCATTCCGGCGGGTCGTACGTACCGTAGAAGATGGAACGGGCACCGATGAAGTCGATGTTCTTCGTCGTCCACCTGAGGTTCGGGTGATTCCTGCAGGTCAACTCGATGTGAGCACCCTCAGGTTGCGTCTTGTCAATCGCGGTCATCGTTCACTCCCTTCAGAGTTCGGTGGTGCAGCGACGGTCGTCGTCGAGGCAGGAGTCGAGATCAGTCTGGTGGGTCGGGCAAAAGTCGATCGCGAGACAGAGTCGAACGAATGCCCTGTGGGTGAGGATGTCACCCAATTCGTCAAGGTGGTCGAGAGCGAACCCGGTCTCGTCGTCGAGAACCATCTGTGCCAGGTTCGCGATGATCTGTTCGGTGAGTTCTTCGGCGGTTGGCGCCTTCGGTGTCGGTACCTCAGTCATCATAACCCCTTCGGTTTTGGTGTTGCATTTGATTACAGTGTAATCATATCGGTGGGGGAAATAACAAGCAATAGCAGGATCGTTCCCGCGGTGGCATATCAGTGCCCATGTTTGCTCTTTGATGCCAGTTTCCCAAAGCCCTGGTTACATCTAGTGATCGCTTCGTCACTTAAAGTGTTGGCACGCCTGTGGCAAGTTGGCACGCCTGAGCGCGGCTCCGCAGCGGTCTCTCCCGGGAAGATTTTGAGACCAAAAACCCAGCAGCTCCTTTCCATGCCAGCAACTTCCCATAGTTTCTCGCTTATACACATGTCGTGTGAGACATTTCCGCTGACGGATTTTCTGTCAGGGCTTGTTCCAGCTACCGTAAACGCTGGTTGATGTGACTTAACCAAGATACTTTCTCCCAATTCACAGCCAGCCCACGTCATCGTCCCATTCCCATTCGCAAACCCCGATCTGACGTCACAAGCATGCTCATCGCGCATCATCGATCGAGTCGTGATCATCATGCACGCTTCTTCGCAGCGATTTGGAGAAACCGTCAATCGCTTTTCGGCAGCTCGCTCGCATCATTCGGTGCATCGCTGATCTCAATTTCCTGATCGGCTCCCAAATCAATGACCCTAAACCACAATCTCAGTGGTATGAAGTAAAGTCGCCCATCACCTAAACCCATCAGCGGATAGTACCTCTGCTTCCCACCCAGCGAGTCCTCCTCAGAGCCTTCTGAGTCATCCCTGTAGCCTTGCTTCACTGCCCTGTGCTCTTTAGAGCTGAGTTGGTTATCCCAGTTAGCCCGCCACGAGTCATGATCAGAGCCATCGCGTCGCCCCCACCATTCATTCCCCATCTATCTTGGCCTTCCTTGCAGCCTTACGTAACTCCCGCACTTCTTTCTCCCTCTTCATGCGTCGTGCCCACTCAGCTTTCTCAGCAGCCTTACGGGCAAGGATAGAGTACAAGAACCACTCACCCTCATAGCGCCCTTCAGTACCCTCGCCCAAGTCCAAGATAGCCTTGAGTACAGCCTCATCCTTGGTCCCTTTAGCTATCAGATAGAAAGTCATACTTCCCCTCCCTCTACCTCTTCATGCACCAGGCGATTGCGAAGAGTCCCACCGCTAGCCCGATCGCCACTGCCGTCCTGGTAACCTCCACCAGACTGAGCAGGTCCAACAGCCTCATTGCAAATCTCCGTATACCCGTCGACGAAAGCCTGTAGCAACTGCTGAGCGATGGTCCCCATCTCCCGATTCCCCGCATTCCTGATCAGCAGATCAGCCGGCACCGAGAACAGTTCCTCATGCCGTCGCCCAGCAACATCCATACGTTCAACAATGACCCGCACATTGACTAGCATGACGGACATCCCATAGTGTGAGCGCAGGAGTGGTTGACCAGCATCTTGTCATTCTGATCGCAGTAGATCGAGCAGACATGATGGCATGTGCCGCAGTGCCCCTGCCCCACCTTATCCCCTTGCTTAGCCTCCAGCATCCAGAAGTAAGGATCTTCAGAGTCCCACTTCGTGATCCAGACATTGCCACCCTTAGCGTCAAGCCAGGGATCGTCATCGAACGTCTTCCACACCAGCCAGGCAGCCTGTCCCTTCGCCCACCTAGTCCTCTCCTCACCGCTCCAGAACTGGTAGGCCGGCCACGAGTGGTCTACCCGGTCAGTCAGGCCTAGATTCACCCACCCCTTTTCCACCTCAGATCTCGGCACCCTCAGCCGATAGGTAGAGAACTCGAAGTAAACAGCATCCTCCCCCTGCGTCAGCTCCTGCTTCTTCTCATCCCCTTCACCTGCCAACGTCTTCGCCAACTTCATAGCCTCAGGGAACTTCTCCTTGAACTGCTCTACTGCAACCTGCGCCATCGGCCTCAGTAGCTCAACATGCACTACACAGTTCGGGTTGATGTAGTGCTTGATCTCCCTGTACCAGACCGTAGATTGCCAGTGGAACCGCCGTTCCCAGTCCGCATCCCATGGTTCCTGAATCACCGGCGAATACTCCCATTGACAGATGCAGCCTTCAGGCCGCTCCATCTTCTGTGCCCGCTCCTGAGCATAGAATGCAGCTACCTTACGTTCTTCCGGTGTCGTGTCCTCGTCACTCATGTTTCTTCCTCTCGTATGCCGTTGGCGATATCGCCACTACCTTACCCTCTTCATCCAAGATGTGCATCATCAGAGAATGGTGCAACTTCCCGCACATCACGC